GATCACTACGCAGTTGCAGGAGTTGCAGACGATCAACCAGGCGCAGATGCAGAGCATCGAGGCGAACACGAGCGCGCTGGGGGCGAGTACGAGTTCGAAGTCGGGCGGAACGTCGACGGCGGGGTCGGTGGGGAATACGCTGCTGGACGTGTTGGGGCTGGGGTCGGGGCTGAGTCCGCTGATTTCGGGGTTGGTGAGCTTGTTCGGGGGTAGTGGGGGTGGGCAGACTACGACGGTGACTCCTTATATACAGCCGCTGCCGGTGAATTTGGCGGCGGGGTTTACGGGGTCGGCGGCGGGAGGTGTTTCGGGTGTGGATTACGGCGAGGGTGGGCAGCCTCGGCAGACGACGGCGGCTGGCGCGCAGCAGCAGATTACGGTTCAGGTGCAGGCGATGGATTCGCAATCGTTTTTGGATCGGAGCAACGATATTGCGGCGGCGGTGCGGAAGGCGATGTTGGAGACGTCGACGTTGAATGATGTGATTCGGGGGGTTTAGGTCATGCGGGGAACACAGCTTGCATCGAGACGAGTCTCGACGCGGCACGCACGAGTGCGTGCGCCACATTGCACTCAGAAGTTGGGCTTAGCGTGGCTTGGAGTGGGGAAGACGTGGCACTCCGGGGTGGGGGCGTAGAATGGCGAGTTTTCCGGCTTTGAAGACGGGGGCGGTGGCACAGTATGGGTCGGACCGGTCGCGGAAGTTTTCGACGCAGGTGGTGCGGTTTCTCGACGGGAGCGAGCAGCGGTTTCCGGGATATGGCGCAGCGCTGAGGCAGTGGGTGATCCGGCTGGAGTTGCTGGATGAATCGGAATTGGCCAATCTGGAGCAGTTTTTCGAGGATGAGGGAGGACGCGCGGGGACCTTTTCGTTTACCGATCCGTGGGATGGGACAGTGTACGCGAGTTGCAGCTTCGGAAGCGACGAGCTGGCGCTGGGGTTCGAAGAAGTGGCTCGGGGGAAGACGCAAGTGACCGTGAAGGAGAACCGGAGCTGATGCTGGTGTTTCCGCAACTTTCGACAGGCGCGTCGGCGCTGTATCCGCTGACGAAGACATCGCGGCAGAGGACGGTGGTGAATACGCTGGGGGATGGGAGCATCGATATTTATGCCGATCCGGATGCGCGGAGTTTGGGGTGGGAGATTCAGGCGAAGGGGCTGACGGCGGGGGAGTGGGGAACGATTGAGGCGTTGTTCGAGGCGACGTCGGGAATGTGGCAGACGTTCACGTTTCTGGATCCGGCGGGGAATCTTCTCGCCGAGAGCGAGACGTTTTCGGCGTCGTCGTGGACAAATGGGGCTTTAGTCGACTTGACGGCGGGGGTTTCGGATCCGTTGGGGACGACGCGGGCGACGCTGGTTACCAACGCGGGGGCAGGCACGGAAGGCGTGGGGCAGACGCTGCCGGTGCCGGGGAATTTTCATTACTGCCTGAGTGTTTGGGCGCGGACGGATAGCTCGACCAGTTTGATTCTGACGATTGCGACGACGGGCGGGAGCGCTACGAAGACGTTCGCAGTGGGGGCGCAGTGGGTTCGCGTGTCGCTATCGGCGAATTTGGGACTGAGCACGAATTCGGTGACGTTTTCGGCGCAGATGAGCGCGGGGGGGGCGGTGGATCTTTTCGGGATGCAGGTGGAGGCGCAGCTGGGCGCGTCCGATTACAAGCAGACCGGCACGAGCGGCGGGGTGTATTCGAATGCGCGATTCGGCGCGGACACGATTACGGTGACGGCGCAGGGAACAGACGTCTATGACGCGGTCCTACAGATCGTGAATACGGAGAACTAATGGGCAGCACGATCGACGTCCTTAAAGAGTTGCAGGCACCGACGACGCCACTGTTTCTGATCGACTGCGTGCTGAGCTCGGGCGCGACGGAACATTGGGGCACGCATGCGGCGACGTTCAGTGGAACATCGTACGCGGCGCGGCTGCTGAAGCATTCGCTATTCCAACTGACGGCGTCGTCGACGGACGGCCTCGATGGGGCGGCGCAGATCGCGCTCCAACTGGCGAACGCGGATTCTCACTTTTCGGAGATCGAAAGAGAGACAGGGTTCAAGGGCGCGCAGGTTACGATCCAATTTTTGTTTTACGATTTCGTGGCGAACGCGCCGGCGTCGGAAGCGCGGGTTGTATTTCGAGGGATCGCAAATTCGCCGGACGAAATTACCGAGTCGGCATTTCGGGTGACGGTGATGAACCGGCTGAATCTGCAACGGGTCATTTTGCCGGACACGCGGATTGAGCGGACTTGCCCGTGGTTTTTTCCATCGACCTCGGCGCAAAGGGCAGATGCGCTGACGGGCGGCGCGAAGGGCGCGTATTCGGCGCTGTACAAGTGCGGATACTCGCCGGACCAGACGGGCGGGGTGGGCAATCTGAACAGCGGGGCGCCGTTTACCTCATGCGATTACACGAGAACGTCCTGCGTCGAGCGGGGGATGTTCGCGACCGACGCGGCTAGTAATCCGACGGCGCGATTCGGGGGGATCGAATTTGTTCCGGCGCAGATTCTGGTGCGGGGTTATGGGCAAAAGGGGAACCAGTTATCGGCGCTGTACGACAACCTGGCGCTGTATAACGATTTCGTGCCGCTGGTTTACGGGACGGCGTGGTACATGCCTCCGATCGTGTTTTCGCGCAACGACGGGAACCTGACACGGATGGAAGTGCTGCTGGGGATGGGTCCGATTTCGGGCGTGCTGCAGGTGCTGGTGGACGACATCGCGGTTCCGCTGGCGCAGAACGGCACGAACATGACGGCGACCGGCTGGTATTCGCTGGTGAGCCCGGGGACGCGCAACGGCGGGTTCGATTTGAATTTTGCCGATAGCGCGGGGAATCCACTGGGCGATCCGTACGGGAGCATGGCGTACCTGAGCGTGGTGGTGCCGAACGCGATCAGCAGCGGGCAATCGACGCCGACGGTGCAGGTGCTGGTGAACGGGCTGCTGATCGAGCAGTTCGATGCGACGGGGGCGTCGCTAGGGGCTTCGTTCACGAATAATCCGGCGTGGGTGCTGCTGGACGTGTTGAGACGAAGCGGGTGGTTGACGACCGATGTGAACCTGGCGAGCTTCGCGACGGCGGCGGCGTATTGCGCGGCCCCGATCGACACAACGGACTTGTATGGGAACGCGACCGCGACGTCGCGATTCAAGTGCAACCTGGTGGTGCAGGACAGACAGAGCGCGGCGGAACTGGCGAAATCGATTCGCAACGCTTCGTCGCTGATGTTGAGCTACGACACTTCGGGATTGTTGAATTTGAGGGTCGAGAATACGCTGGCCCTGCAGCAGCCGGCGGCACCGGATGGGACCAACAGTACGACGACGCTGAACGCCGGATGGCCTTCGTACGAGTTTAGCGACGGGTCGGCTGCGTTCTCGGGGATTTTGAGGGATTCGAAGGGGAATCCGGCGATCCGGCTGTATTCGCAGAATGGAACGTCGACGGTGAACCAGCTGACGGTAGAATTTCAGGACGAGTTCAACCAATTTCAGCAGGACAGTTTATCAGTGGTGGATATCGACGATTCGCTGCTGACGGACAGGATCGTGACGGCGCCGTTCGCGGGAGTGGGGCTGCCGAATTTCGACCAGGCGACGCGGATGCTGCAATTGCAGCTTAACAAATCGATTGCGGGATATACGCTGGTGGAGTTCTCGACGACGGTGAAGGGAATCGGGATTGCGCCGGGGGATTTGATCACGGTCACGTATCTAAAAGAGGGCCTGGAGAGGCAGCCGTTTCGAGTGGTGAAGATCGCGCCAGGGCAGGATTATCAGACGGTGCAGATCACGGCGCAATGGCACGAGGACGATTGGTACACGACGGGCGGCGCCAACGCGTCGGGCGGGGGAATTTATTCGACGAATCAGGGCGGGTTGCCGCGGCCGCTGGTGGGGAGCGTGGTGGACTCGCACGGGATCGAACAGTTTGGCATCACGGAGACGGCGATTCAGAGCGGCGACGGGAGTTACACGATTCAACTGGCGGTGGCGTTCACGGCTCCGGCGCTTCCGGCGGCATCGAGCGCGGCGATTCCGCTGCTGAGTCTAAGTCCGACCATCGCGACAACGGGCGGGACGATTGCCGGAGGGCAGTCCTTGTATTACGCGGTCAGCGCGGTGGATTCGACAGGGGCGGAGAGCGGGCTCTCGTTCATCGTGCAGGCGACACTGCCGGGGACTACGAATACGAATCAGGTGCATCTGACGGGGTTTAGTTTTTCGGCGGGCACGGCCGGGTTCCGTGTGTATCGAGGGCTGAATCCGAGCCAGTTGCTGCTGATCGATACGAGCACGGCAATCGCGAGCGGCTATACGGATTCGGGGGCGACGACCGTGCTACAGGGTCCGCCGGATGAGAACTACAATCACGCGAATTTTTATTGGCGGCTGGAATTGCAACCGGAAGAAGGGGTGACGACTACATCGGCGACGACGATCGGGAACAGCACGCTGGGGATGCTAGCGAACGACTTCACGGGAGGCGTGGTGCGCATCACGCGAGGGAAGGGCGCGACGCAGGAACGGAGCGTGGTTTCGAATACGACGACGACGTTGACGGTGACGCCGGCGTGGACGGTGATTCCGGATACGACGAGTTTCTTCACGGTGGCGGATTCGACGTGGAATTTCGGTGGGTTGGGCGCGACGAGTCCGGTGAACATCGATGTTCCGAACAGGCCGGGGGCGTCGGTCGAAGTGTCGGGACGATCGGCCAATGCGCAGGACGAAGAAAGTTCGGAGGCATTGAATCCGGTTACGTCGTGGCAGATCGGGGGTGAGGGGGGAGGAGGAGACACGGGGCTGCCTCCGGCGCCGGTGTTTGGAATCGACCTGGTGGGCCAAGGGACGGTCGATCTGGTGGGAATTGGGTTTTCGAGTTTCACGAATACGCATACGATTTCGGCGGGGACGCTGATTCTTTATTACTGGAACGAGCTGAACAGCCCGTCGACAATTACGGTGGGGGCGGCGATTGCGGCTACGGATACGACGATCACGCTGAGCGCGGCGGGCGGCGGGTCCGTGGGCGACCGGCTGCAAATCGAGACGGAGATCATGCAGATTATCGCGGTGCTGAGTGGGGGCACCGAGTATCAGGTGACGCGGGGCGCGGATGGAACGACTGCGGCCGGGCACAGTTTGGGCGTGCCGATTTATGCGCTGGCGGCTAACGTCAGCATCGTGCCGTTTGTAAGCGGATTTTTTGGGAGTCCGGCGAGCGGGGATTACAGCTACTCGGTGTTCCTGCCCGATGTGAGGATCGCGTCGGCGGGGTTGTTCATGACCAACGTTTACGGGAGCGGGTCGGCGACACTGGCTCCGTTCGTGGCTACCGTGGATCAGGGGCTGCGAACGCTTTCGGGCGGACAGCTTTCGCTGCAAGTGGAGGGCTACCTGGCAACGCAGACCGACGCGGTGCCGCCGCTGGTGATCGAAACGACGGAGGCGGTGCGGGACATTTTCGCGGTGGTGGGGCAGGCGCCGAGCGGAGGACCTGCGCATCTGCAATTGCGGCAGGGCAGCACGGTGTATTGCGCGCTGACGATTGCCGATGGCACGACGACCTCGGCCAGCGTGAATGGATTCGGATTGCCACCGCTGGTATCGGGGTCACTGATGAGCCTGGATATTCTTTCGGTGCCGGGAGCGGCGGACACGTTGCCGGGTCGCGATCTGACGGTGATCGTGCGGCTCTAATTCACCATGGCGCAAATCCAGAAATTAACACCGGACCGCGACCTGCAATGCTTCTATTACGAGCCATCGGCGATCGCGGCGCTGAGCAGCACGTCGTCGAGCGGGTTCACGATATCGGGCACGTGGCGGCAACAGTTCGATTGGGCGGTGATCGAATGGAATCGCGACAACGTGTACGAGCATCCGGCGTTCCGCTATCTTCCGGACGGGGATTTGAGCGGCCTCCAGCTAACGTACTTGGAGACACGCACGAATTGCATCCCGCTCGATTCGGGGCTTTATGCGACGGTCGCATGGAATTCGCTGCGCCTGTGGGGACCGGGCAACACGATTTACTATGTGCCGATGACGAGCCTGGCGACGCCGGTGGCGGGGAGTTATCAGAACGCGTATGCGGACTTTACGCTGTCGGGATCGGGGACGCCGGCCGCGGGGACACACGTCGGGCTGGCGTATCTGGAGACGCATTATACGTATCGATTCGATGGCACCAAGGAGATCGCGGACGCGCTGGCGCAGCTCGAGATCTGGATTAATTTGTATCCCAATCCTTACCAGCCCACGGTGCTGTCGGCGACGGTGACCGGGAATACGATTCGGGTTTTTTACACCGGAGGCCACACCGATACCACATCGGGCGCGGACGGGAATCTGTTCGGGATCTACTCGTACTCGGAGACTCCAGCGGCAACGTGGGACGCTCCGGCGAAGA